AGCCGCCGAGATGCCAGCCTAGTAATGGGCCAGCTGCTACCTAATGGCAAGATAGGCCTAGCAGTACTAGAAACCTACAGCTCACAGGTAGCAGTAGATGAGGTTTTAGTAGCAGCCTCTATTAAAAAGTGGGCTGACCTGTATTACCCGCGTTTAGTCTGCTACGACAAATACACTACTGCCAGTATCGCGCAAAGGCTACAAAATGCAGGGGTACAGACCCGGGATATATCGGGGCAGACCTTTTACACCGCCTGTAGCGATATGTACGATGCTTTAGTAAATGACCGCTTGCGCCATAGCGGGCAAGATGCGCTAATTCAACAAATGGCTAACTGCGCAGCTAAACAAACCCCAGATGCTTGGCGTATTGTAAGGCGTAAATCTGCCGGGCCTGTAGATATACCTATTGGGCTTGCTATGGTGATACATATATTGGCGCAACCTGTAGCAGAGGCAAAGGTATACGCCTAGACACGCCCAAACCCAAACTGTAAACCTATACTTGACTTTTAGGCAATAATGCCCCTATGGGATTACTACAAACTATAGGCCTGCGTAAAAAAGACGTAGAGGCGCAATTATCGCCGCCTATTATGGCTCAAACTTACGGCGCGGGTGTTTATACGTTTGGCGGTTTATACAATACAAGCGGCGTACCGTTTATAGATAGAAACGTAGCGCTACAAGTACCGGCGGTAAGTAGATGCCGTAACTTAATATGTGGAGTAATTGCAAGTATAGATTTAGAGCTAATACAAAAAAGTACAGGCCGTAAATTACAAAACCCTGTTTGGTTAGACCAACCGGACATAAGACAGCCACGCAGCGTTACCATAAGTTACACCGTGGACAGTTTATTAATGTACGGGGTGGCGTATTGGCGTGTAACGTCTTTGTATGAAGATGACGGCAGACCTAGCGGCTTTGAGTGGGTAGCTAATACACGCGTTACAGTAACTACCGATAATTACGGTGATGAAGTTGATTACTACTCAATAAATGGCATACGCGTACCAGATAGCGGCGTAGGGTCTTTAGTAACTTTTCAAAGCTTGCTACCCGGCGTATTAGAAACAGGCGGGCGCACAATACAGGCCGCGCTAGATATACAAAAAGCGGCAAGCGTTGCAGCTGCTACACCTATGGCAACAGGTTTTATTAAGAATAGTGGGGCAGATTTACCAGAGGCACAAATACAAGGGCTGTTAGCTAGTTGGAAGGCAGCGCGCGCATCACGCAGTACGGCTTATTTAACTAGCACGTTAGATTATCAAACCGTGGGCTATTCACCGAGAGAAATGATGTATAACGAGGCCTCACAGTATTTAGCAACAGAAATTAGCCGTTTAATGAATGTTCCGGCTTTTTACATAAGCGCAGATATGAATAACTCAATGACTTACCAAAATATCATAGACGGGCGTAAAGAGTTTGTAGCTTACTCATTACAGCCGTTTATAAGCGCTATTGAAAACAGGCTTAGTATGGACGACGTTACAAGGCGCGGTAATCAGGTGCGTTTTGCGTTAGATGAAACATTTTTACGCGCTGATACTTTGGCGCGTTTGGAAGCTATAGAAAAAATGCTAAATCTAGGTTTAATTGATTTAGAACAGGCACAAAGTATGGAAGAACTAAGCCCAACCGGACTAACAGAGAGGCCTACAAATGCTATTAACATTTAGTGGCAACATAGAGGCAGTAGATAACGGTGAGCGCCGTACTATTGCTGGCAAAATTGCACCTTATGGAGAAGTAGGTAACACAAGCGCCGGGCGTGTAGTGTTTGCAGAAAACTCTATAACCGTGCCAGAGGTATCTAAAGTTAAATTATTGATGTCGCACGATAATTCTAAACCTGTGGGGCGTATGCAAAGTATTACCAGCAATAAGACCGGGTTATATGCCAGTTTTAAGGTAAGTGCTAGCACCCGTGGTACTGACGCAATTTTGCTTGCACAGGAACAGTTAATGGACGGCCTTAGTGTAGGTGTAGAGGTAGAGGACTCACGCCCAGAAAAAGATTATCTGCTAGTTACGGCTGCTACCTTAAAAGAGGTATCTCTAGTAGAGAGCGCTGCATTTCCAAGCGCTGCCGTGTTAAAAATTGCTGCACAAGAAAACGCAGTAGATGAAAACCAACCAACAGAAACGAAAGGTGAAACCGTGGACAAAACCCCGGACGAAGTAGCATCAGAGGCAACATTTTTGCCAGACGGTGCAACAGTAACGCTAAAAAGCGTTAGCTATGATAAAGATGATGCCGAGGGTGAAACTACACCTGTAGAAGCCGCGCGCAGAATTATTAAGCCAAGTGCATTAAACTCACAGAGAGTACGCACACCTATTGTAAATATGGCAACATACACAGAGCATAAAATTAAAGCTGCTCTAGGTAATGACCAAAGCAAGCTCTATGTAACAGCGGCAGATGATAGTTTTACTACTAACCCTGCATTTAAGCCAGAGCAGTATTTATCAGAGTTTGTAACTAACACCCGTTTTGTACGAAGCGCGGTAGAGGCTTGCAGCCGTGGCGTTTTGCCTGCTAGCGGTATGACCATAAACGTACCCTCATTGGTAACGTCAGATGGCGGGGGCTCAGGTGTAGCACCTGTAGTAACCGTGGAAGCCGAGGCCGGAGCGGTACAAAATACAGGTATGGTAACTGAGTATTTAACTGCCAACGTATCTAAGTACAGCGGTATGAACACTATTAGCGTAGAGCTATTAGAGCGTTCAGACCCTAATTTCTTTGCAGAATTAACAGCGCAACTACAAAACGCGTATTTAACTGCAACAGATACGGCAGTAGTAGCAGCTCTAACAGCCGGTGGACAGCAAGCTAACCCACAAGCTGCAACAAGTGCCGGCATTATTGCTTATACAGCTGAACAAACCGCTGCTGCCTATAAAGGTACTGGCTACTTTGCACAAAATTATCTAGCTAATGCCTCTCAATGGTCTTTGCTAATGGGTGCAACTGATAACACAGGCCGCCCAATTTATAACGCTATCCAGCCAATGAACGCAGGCGGCGACGTTAGACCAACCTCAATTAGAGGTAACGTATTAGGTCTAGACCTATACGTAGATAAAAATATGGTATCTGGCGTTATTGATGAGTCAGCCTTTATTATCGTGCCAGAGGCAGTAACCGTTTATGAAAGCCCACAGGCTTATATGAGCGTAAACGTGGTATCAAATCTACAGGTACAAGTAGCTATCTATGGCTTTATGGCCACGCTAGTTAAAATGCCTGCCGGTATCCGTCGTTTTAACTTAACCTAATAAATAACTAATAGTCTGGTAGGGCCTTAGCCCTTTGGCTCTACCAGACCTACAAAGAAAGGTACAAATATGCCGGCTACTTACGTTACAGCTGCTACGTTAAAAGCATCTTTAGGCGTTGGCACTTTGTACGACTCTTACACTTGGATAGAGGACACCTGCCAAACTGCCCAAGATTTAATTAACGGGTTTTTATGGTTTGACTCTGCACCGGTGGTGGGAACTGCATTAGTGAACAATGTAGCTACCGTGATGATAGCCAACCCCGGCCTGTTCACTACTGGTCAATCCGTTACTGTAGCCGGGGCTGGCGCTACTTTTAACGGCACTTATACGATTACTGGAACAGTACCGTTTAGCGCGGGTACTACTAATTTATTGCCAGCGTTTAATTTTCAGCTTAACTATTACCAATACCCACAGGGTTACAGCTTTATACAATATGCAAAAACGGCAGCTGACCAAAACTTTAGGCGCGTATTACCTAGCGGCACTATGACCGGTGATGATACAAAGACGGCTACCTACGCTAATACACCTGCTATAAACGCAGCTGCACTTATGCTAGCTGAGAATATCTGGACCAGCCGTTTCAGCACACAAAACGGCGGCGTAAGCGTAGACGGTTACAGCCCTAGCCCTTTCAAGATGTCTAATACTTTAATGGCATCTATACGCGGTTTGTTAGCGCCGTACTTATCGCCTAACGCTATGGTGGGATAATGCCAGCCGCCATAACTACACTACGCTCTACTATAGCCGCTGCCTTAGCTAATAATGCTGTTTGGAGTACTTTTAGTTTTCCACCTAGCACAATAGTAGCTAACAGCGTAGTAGTAGCCCCGGCTGACCCTTATTTAACCCCTAGCAATAATGCACAAGCAACAATAGCGCCGCTAGCTAATTTCAAAATAATTATGACCGTGCCAATGTTTTCTAATGAAGGCAACCTACAAGGCATAGAAGATACGATAGTAGCGGTGTTTAATAAATTAGCCGCTAGCTCTATCGTTTTTAATGTTACCGCTGTAACTGCACCTAGCGTTTTAACGTTAC